ATTGAAATAAAACAAGACAAAGACAACAGGTCCACCAAGCAGAACAGATTGTACTGGGAATGGATTAACGTACTAGGTACAGAAACTGGTTATACCAAAGACGAGATGCACACTATTCTCAGAGATAAGTTCTTAGGCTACAACGAGGTAACAACCAAGACAGAAGTCATCAAGGAACTACGCTCAACTACTAAATTAAAGGTGGGTGAGATGAAGGACTACCTAGAGCAGATTGATATCTTTGCTAGTGAGTATGGTATAGTGTTAATGAGACCAGACGATTTGTATTATGAATCAATGGGTTATACAGCACCAAACAGGAATTAGAATGACAGAACAAGAAGAGGCTGATTTCGATGAGATGCAGAATGAGATGATGTTCTTGGATAATATAGTTGCAATGTATTACACTGCGCTGCAGGTGATAGGTGACAACACAGACATGAACATTGTTGAAGTACACAATGAAGTTATTATGAGCGCATTCGATGAACTAAGAGATGAAAGTACGTTAATGCTAAAGGACACACCAAGGACACACTAATGGACAACCTACCGATAATGATAGGCGAAGGTTTGAATGACAACCAAGTGAGGTTTATTAATACTTATGCTGTCAACTATTGTAATATCAGTCAAGCGTGCCTAAAGGCAGGCATATCAAGACAAACCTTTTATCACTGGTCAAAGACATCTGACAAGTTCTCAGACGCAGTAGAACAGGCGCGTGAAGCACTCAAGGACAGAGTTGAGAGCGAGATACACAAGCACATCTTTGAAGACAGAAATCCAGTAGTGTTAAGCAAGTTTGGTCCTAAGATTCTAAAGGACAGAGGGCTGGGTGATGAGAAGGATATTAATCTAACTGGCAGCCTGTCTAATGATAACGAAGTTGTAGTTACTATTATCGATGGCGGTGAAGTAGAAGACTATGAAGGTTAACATTGATATAACCAAGAAGTTCAAGCCGTTCATGAAACCTACCAGGTACAAGATTGCTTATGGTGGGCGAGGTAGTGGCAAGTCCTGGTCGATAGCACAACTACTTGTTGCTGCAGCGTGGAAGAACCCAGTAAGTCTATTCAAGACTCAGTGCTGCAGTTGCTCAGTGATACTATTGTTCGTATGGAACTACAAGAATACTTTGATGTTCAACGCACTCAGATACTAGGTACTAATGGCAGCAGGTTCTTGTTTGAAGGACTAAGGTCCAACATCACTAAGATTAAGTCTATGGAAGGACTGGACATTGTGTGGATTGAGGAAGCTGAGAGCGTTACATACACATCATGGGAAACTCTGATACCTACTATTCGTAAGGCAGGCAGTGAAATCTGGTGTTCATTCAACCCTAATGACGAAATGGACGATACATACATTCGCTTTGTAGAGAACCCACCAGAAGACGCATACAGCGTTAAGGTCAACTACAATGACAACCCTTTTTTTCCTAAAGAACTAGAGCGTGAACGTATTGCACTCAAGGCAAAGAACGAAGACTTATACAACCATGTCTGGGAAGGTGAAGTCCTGTCTAATAGAGATGGTGCTTACTTCGCTAAGTTCATTGATGACAATCAGATACTAGACTTCCCTATTGAGCCTGGTATTCCTGTTGATACATACTGGGATTTAGGTATGGCTGACTCTACTGCTATCTGGTTTGTTCAACGTATTGGTACTGAGGTTCGTGTGGTCCATGCTTATGAGAACCAAGGTGAAGGCTTACAGTTTTATGTCAACTACATTCATGACTGGCGAAACAAGAACCAGGTGACTATGGGTACTCACTTCGCACCACATGATATTAGCGTGAGAGAACTAGGTACTGGTGTGTCAAGACTAGAGTCAGCACGTAAGATGGGCATTAACTTTAGGATAGCACCTAAGCTAACGATAGAAGACGGCATACACGCAGTAAGACAGTTGCTGCCTAAGTGTTACTTCCACAAGACAGAGTGCAAAGAAGGACTAATGGCACTTAAACGATACCGCAAAGAGTTCGATGAAAGGAAAGGCGTGTACAAGACAAGCCCACTTCATGACTGGAGTTCACACTTCGCTGATGCGTTCCGTTACTTTGCAGTGTCGTATAGAGCAGAAAGACCTAGAGCAATGGCAGCACAACCTAAAGCAGATATGTCATGGATGCAATAATAGATGAAGACTGGTCCAGGTGCGAAGGTTGGTATGTTGCATTTGTGGGCGATAGGGGTAGGAACTTGTGGGATATATTCACAACCAAAGAGTTCAGACATTGTTATGCCTTTAGATGGGATGGTTACAACTGGATTGTGGTCGATGCACTAAGTAATATCACTGAGATTTGTATCCTACCTTTCGGAGAGGACGTTGATTTACCTGCTAAAATAGTTGAAGATGGACAGAAAGTAGTGTATTTTAGTCGCCAGAGGCAAGATAAGTTCATTTTTAGAGGATTATTGACTTGCGTAAGCATGGTGAAGCACTTATTAGGCATTAGAGCCTGGTGGGTGGTTACACCTAAACAACTGTACAATTACATAAGGAGTAACACATGAGCGGATTATTTGGTGGTGGCAAGGTTGCAAAGACCGATTCACAAGTTAAAGCAGAGAAACTAACTGCTAAGAGAGGCAGAGAAGAGTCTTACGAGAAAAGTGCAAGACTAAAGATGTCTCAAGACAGACGGTCTGGTAAATCATTATTGCTTTCTGGTGACTCCAGAGGTATTTCAGATACTCTAGGGGGTTAGCATGGGTGCGTGGTTTAGCGGAAGCAGAAGAGTTATTGGTAAGGTTTTGAAAGACAAGAAGCCTTTAGGATTACAAGCAGCACAAAAGTTCAAAGATAAGGGCGGTGCTAAATCTTTACTAAGTAGTGCAAACGACAGAAGAAAAGACATGGTTGATAAGTCAGAGTCGTTAATTAGAGGTGAATAATGCCAAAGAATAAACAAAGTAAAGTCAGTGTAGATGCGTTCGTTAAGAGATTCTCTGCAGGCAAGGCTCATAGAGCAACATGGGAAACTCATTGGAAAGAGTGTTACGCATACGCATTACCACAACGTGAAGTGTTTGCTAACAGACAACCAGGTGCTAAGAAGAACACACGTATCTATGATTCAACAGCACTTGTAGCAACACAACGCTTTGCATCAAGACTACAGTCAACACTTATCCCACCATTCAAACAGTGGGCGAAGTTAAAAGCAGGTAGTTCGATTCCAGAAGAGCAGCACAACCAAGTAGAAAAAGAACTAGAGCAGATGACAAAGACATTGTTCAGTTATATCAATCAATCTAACTTGGCTACTGAGGCTAACGAGGCTTTCCTTGACCTAGCAGTTGGTACTGGTGCATTGTTACTTGAAGAAGGTGAGGGCGATAACTTATTAAAGTTCACAGCAGTTCCACTAAAAGAATTAATTGTAGAGAACGGACCACAGGGAACAGTTGAGACTGTATTCCGTGAGCATGGTGTTCCTGCAAGAGATATTCTTCGTATCTGGAAACATGGAACAGTATCTGATTCAGTAAAACGAATCATTGAAGAGAAGCCTAACGACTTAGTTGCTATGATTGAAGGCACTATCTACAACGAAACAAATGACAACTATGAGTATGTCATCATGGAAGAAACAACTAGACACGTTGTCTATGAAGAATACTATGACGTTAGTCCTTGGATTGTATTCAGATGGTCTAAGGTTGCAGGTGAGCGTTATGGTCGTGGACCAGTAATGAACGCACTACCAGACATCAAGACTGCTAATGAAGTAGTCAAGTTTGTATTGAACAACGCAGAGAAAGAGATTGCAGGTGTTTACACTGCTGTAGATGATGGCGTACTTAACCCTTGGACTGTTAGTACAGCACCAGGTTCTATCATCCCAGTAGCACAACAAGGCTCATTGTCTCAATTACAGTCTGGCGGTAACTTCAATGTGTCTCAATTAATCCTTGAAGAGTTGCGTAACAATATCCGTATGGCTTTGTATCATGACCAGCTAGGACCAGTGGGCGGACCTACTAAGTCTGCAACAGAGATTTCACTTAGACAACAAGAACTAATGAGTGACATCGGTTCATCGTTCGGTAGATTGCAGAAAGAGTTTATCAACAAAGTTATCAAGCGTTCTATTGAGATTCTAAAGCGTAATGGACAAGTTCCAGACATCGCAGTAGGAAACCAAGTCATTGATATTAAAGTCATTTCACCACTAGCACAGCAACAAGACATGGATGAAGTCAACAAGTTGGCTCAGTTCGTACAGTTCGCAAGCATGGTAGGTGAAGAAGCATTGATGTTAGGTCTTGACCTTGAGGCGTTCCCAGAACACATCGGTAAGTTACTAGGTGTTGACCCTGTTCTGATTAGAAGCAAAGAACAGAGAGAACAACTTAAACAGATACAACAACAACAGATGCAACAGCAACAGATGATTGAGGCTGCAGCGAACAATCCAGAACTAGCAGCAGGTGTTGCACAAGCAGCAGAGGAAGAAGGTGAACTATGACTGGAGACGGGAAGGACATTGATGCTTTAATAGCCTCAGTATTCAAGAGCAAGGATGGTGAGAAGTTACTGTCATACCTTGATGAACGGTTTATTAGGACAAGGTTACTTTAGAGAAGGGCAGAACAGTGTCATCAGATACTTTCAGTCCTGTATCAAACGTCAAGAAAAGGGCGATTATTAAATTATATTATGTGGAGTAATGTATGAGTGAAGAAGAATCAATATTGAGTAGTGAGGCTGCAGAGCCAACAACAGAAGTAGAAGCACCAGAAGGTCAAGCACCAGATACAACTGCAGAAGGATGGATGTTGTCTGAGGGTGTTAGCGGTGAAGGTGATACACCAGACTGGTTTAAAGCAGGTAAGTACAAGACTGTAGCAGACCAAGCACAAGCCTATGCAGGACTTGAGTCTAAGTTAGGTGCGTTCACTGGTGCGCCAGATGAGGGATACAAAGTAGAACTGAGTGAAGACTTAGGCTATACAATCCCAGACGATGACCCACTACTTACACAATTCGGAGACTGGGCGAAAGAGGCAGGACTATCTCAAGACGCACACTCTGAACTGTTGAATATGTATGTTGAGAACACAGTAGGTCAGATGCAGCAGACAGACATCAGTGAAGAAATCACTAAGATTGGTGACAACGCACAGCAAAGAATCCAAGAACTTACACACTGGGGTCAAGCAAACCTTGATGAAAGTGAGTACGGTGTACTACAACAGATGGCAACAACTGCAGATGGCTTTCATTTACTAGAGAAGTTACGCTCAATGAGTAGAGAGTCTCAAGTAAGCGCACCAGATACAGTTAAACCTGTTGATTCTCTTGATGAATCCAAGTTGTATGAGTTGATTGCAGATGAAAGGTATCACACCAACCCTGGTTTTAGGGCGGAAGTAGAGGGCAAGTTCAGAGACTTCTTTGGTTCACAACCTGCGAACACAGTCAAACAGTAGCTTTAAAATAAACTTTACAAGATGTCTATATTTGATATAATCGAGATACGGACACTCTTCTAAAGACCCGTATTGTGTAGTTTAAATGCCTCGAAAGCATTAGATTCAACCCGATACAGGTTACTTGAATCGAAAAAGGAAAGATGATTTTTTAATTCAAAGGAGACAATTATGTCTATCAATTTAAGTTCAGCAGCATCAGCACAGTTTGATGCAGAAGTAAAGCACGCCTTTCAAGGTGTAGGAAAATTAAGAGATACTGTTCGTACTCGTAACGGTGTTGTTGGTGATACTCACAACTTCCGTACTATGGGTAAGGGTCTTGCAATGGCTCGTGGTACAACTCAGTCAGATGTTACAGCGATGGATGTTGCACACGCTAAAGTTGCTTGTACGTTAGGCAACTATGTTGCACCAGAGTACACAGACATCTTTGACAATGTAGAGGTAAACTTTGACGAGCGTACAGAGTTAGCAGGCACTATCGCAGGCGCACTAGGTCGTAAGTTAGACCAGTTAATCCTTGATTCATTAGACGCAGCAACACCAGGTGCTACAGTTGCTCATGGTTCAACTAACATGACTTTGGCTAAGATTACCTCTGCATCAGCAGAGTTAAGTGACAACGGTGTTCCGATGTCAGACCGTGTTATGGTTTGTTCACCTGCAGCGATTGAAGCAATGATGAACGATTCAACTATCACATCTGCAGACTACAACGCACTACGTGTATTGATGTCTGGTGAGATTAACACTTTCATGGGTTTCCAGTGGAAGATGATTGAGACTCGTGCAGAAGGTGGCTTAGTAGTTGCAGCAAACATCCGTGATTGTTACGCATACCACAAGTCATCAGTTGGTTTAGCAATCGGCATCGACTTATCTACAGAAGTAAACTATGTACCAGAGAAGGTATCTTGGTTATCACTTGGTAAGATTATCGTTAAAGTTGAAATTGACGAGTCGTAATAAGTTAATTTAAACCTAAGGCTTTCTTCGGAGAGCCTTTTATTAAATCAATTTAGGAAGACGCTATGGCATCAGTTATAAATAACACAAGCATTGATATAGCATCAAAGGCATTGTTACTAATAGGTGAAGCGCCTATCTCTTCTTTTACAGAAGACAGTACAGCAGCCTTAATTGCATCTAATCTCTACGAAACAGCATACGAGAGTCTATTAACGCTACACCCTTGGCGTTTTGCATCTAATAAGGCTACACTTTCAAGACTAACAGCAACACCAGTCAATCAGTGGAAGTATGGTTATCAACTACCGACAGACTTCTTAGTAGCACAGCACGTTGATGCAAACAATGATAACTATCAGATTTATGGTGATAAATTGTACTCAGACAACACATCAATCATCTTGGACTATACATACAAACCAGATGAGTCATTCTTGCCTGCATACTTCACTGAACTATTAGAACTTAGATTAGCAGCAGTGTTTGCGATACCTATTACCGAGTCAGCAACAAGAGGCGATTATTACGCAGCACTGTCAGAGAAACAACTGTCTCGTTCTAAGACAATAGATTCACAGGCTACACCTTCTATATCGCCTGTCTATGAGTCATCTCTAGTTAGAGCGAGATACTAATGCCGAAAGCACTAGCATCGCAGACCACTTTCTCAGCAGGTGAGTTAGACCCTCGATTAGTAGCAAGACATGATTACAAGGCGTTCTATAGAGGTGCAGAAACATTAACTAATGTAGTGTGTCTGAGTCAAGGTGGTGTTAAGCGCAGACAAGGCTTACAGTTTATTCATGACTTAGGTGAGACACAGGTTAGATTTGTTGAGTTTGAATTTAACATTACACAGACTTATCTATTAGTCTTTGCACCTAACAAGATGTATGTCTTTAAGGATGGCGTATTAGAGACAGGCATTAACGGAACAAGTAACGATTACCTAACAACTACTTATACTGCATCGCAGTTACCAGAATTAGGCTGGACTCAATCAGCAGACACATTGATTATTTGTCATAACGAACACCCAGTGTCTAAGATTGTTCGTGGTTCAAACCATCACCTATGGACTAAATCAGACGCTACATTCTCTCACCTTCCTACCTATGACTTTACACAAGACTATGACAGTGCTGCGTTCACGCCTGGCACTAACTTCGATGCTGTAGGTAAAACAGTAACAGTCACTTGTAATACAGCCTCAAAGATAGTAACCGCACACGTTGGTGGAATATTTGAAGGCAACGATGGAAGAGTTAGGATTGATTCAGTAAATGTATCATCAAAGACTTTAACAGGCAAAGTATTAAAAGAGTTCCTAACAAATGACGCTATTAGCGGAGTGGATGCCTCATTAGAAGAACCAGTATGGTCTAGCGCACATGGTTATCCAGGTGTTGCAACCTTCCATGAAGGCAGACTATGGTTCTCGAACTCAACAAAGAGACCTCAATCACTATGGGGTTCAGTAACAGGTGACTTCTTTAACTTCGATGTTGGTTCAGCAAGAGATGACCAAGCAATCGATATGACGTTAGACACAGATTCAGTGAACGCAATCCAGTACCTAGTGTCTGGACAGCATTTACAAATATTTACAACTGGTGGTGAATTTCACGTACCAGATAGACCTATTAAGCCGACTAACTTCGGTGTACTTAGGCAAACCAGATTCGGTGCTTTAGCAGGCGTAAGACCGATAAATGTTGATGGTGCTACCGTGTTTATTCAACGAAACGGTAAGCAGGTTCGAGAGTTCCTGTTTGCTTATCAAGAAAACTCATACAACTCCACAGAGATTAACCTTTTAGCACCTCATTTAACAAGCAACCCTGTAGCAATGGCATCACTAACTGGTGACGTTATTAACGAGGGTAATTACATTTATGTAGTAAACGGAGATGGCTCAATGGCTGTCTTTGTATCCAACAGAGCGCAAGAGATACAAGCATGGACTAAATTCACAACGGATGGCGAGGTTAAGGATGTAGCGGTTGTTGAGGATATAACCTACGCCTATGTCAAGAGAACAATAGATGGTGTAGATAAGTATTATGTTGAGGCTCTAGCACACGATTACTTCACAGATTCTGCAGTGAAAGTCTCTGGAGTTACAAACTCGACAACACTTGAGGTTGACTTAGGCACAACTCACCTTGATGGTGAAGACTGCAGAGTAAGAGTAGATGGTGTAGTTGCAATAAACAAAACACCAGTAGCAGGTAAAATAACCTTAGATGTTTTTGGAACAGATGTAGAGGTTGGACTTGGCTATAGTTTAGAGATTAAGACTATGCCTGTGAACATTCAATTTGAATCTGGACCTATCAATACTAAGATGAGACGAATATTGAAAGTATCAGCACAGTTATATGAGGCAAGCGGTATCAGTATTAACGGTAAAGCATTACCAGTTCGTAACTTTGGTGTTGGTGTACTAGGCTCTGGTCTAACATCCTTCACAGGAATTAAGACTGTTCCTTTACTCGGATACTCTAAGAACACACAAGTAACAGTTACTCAAGATGACCCTATGCCGATGACGCTACTGGGTTTAACTTTAGAAGTACAGGCAAGAGGATAATATGGGTATTGAAGCAATGGTAGTAGCATCAGTGGTTGGTGCGATAGGGCAGGCACGGGCAGCGAGTGCAGATGCTAAAGCAAACATAGACCAGGACTTATCAGCAGAGAAGAGCAGAGCATTACAAGCAACGATTGAGTTCAACGATATGATGGGTGCTAATCGAGTGCTAGGTGCAACTTCTGGTATTGATTTATCTAGTGCATCATTCATGACTATGACTAAGAAGAGTGATATGAACTTTAGACTCAACAGGGCGCAAGACAGAATTAGCACTGGTAACAGAGTTAGGGCGCACACGAGAAAGAAGAAACAGATTCAGAGTGCGGCTGCTTTTAAGGCTACATCCTCTCTAGTTGGTGGTTACACAGATACTGCAACTGCAGGCGGTGGTTCTTATTTCGGAATTAAGGTAGGTCCATAATGGCTGAAAGACAAACATACAAATTTAACCAGGCTCAACAGCCTGTATATCAAGACACTGCTAGTAGTTGGGAAGGATTACAACGAGTAATTAATCAGTTCTACGACAAAGCAGTAAGAACAGAACAGGCTGAGAGTAAGCAAGCAGGTCAAATAGCAGGTATCGCTGCAGCAACAGGTGACGGCAAGCAACAGATAAAGATGCTAGATGCAGGAACTATCTATGGTGCTGCTTATAATGACGCTGCAATTAAGGCTTACGCTGCAGCAATTGAGATTGACGTACAAGACAGTATCAATGAATACGCTGTAGATAACAGTGAGAACTTTGATGCTTACGAAAGTGCTGTTGATAACTACTCTAAAGAGTTTACATCTGGCATACCTAACGAAACATTCAAGGCTATTGCTCAACAAAAGATTAAAGAAGTCAAAGGTTCTCACGGTAGAGAGATTTACGCTCAACAAAAAGAGAAGAACCACCTAATAAACCTTGCAAAACAGAACAAACAGTTTAATAAATCAATCGATTCTGCTGCAGTTATCGGTGCAGAGGCTGTTAAGAAGTATTACACAGGTTATCAACATAACGCCAACACACCTTTTGATGTACTAGCACTAGACCCTAACGGTGAGATTGCACTTAAAGAGTTTGCAGATGGACACGCTAAAGAGTTTCAACAACAATTTCTTAGGATTGATACACTGCTTAGTTCACTTCAAGGTGTTCCAGGTGGTCACTTTGGTCCAGATGACTTATCAAACAAGAGAGATGAGGCGATACTAGAGATTTATTCAGCAGTATTCATGGAAGAATACAAGCAGGCTGTAATAAACGGAAACCCTGTAGAGTTTAAAGCCAAGTTCAGAGAGGATGCTATTGGTTATATCAAGAGCCAACCCCACCTTGATGCTATGTTCTCAGATGACATTCTGAATAACTATGCAATGACAACAACAGAGGGTACAAAGAAGGGGATGTCTAGTGTAATCTTTGACAGGATGGACTCTTATTGGAAGTCTCAAGAGGCAGTGAAGAAGTTTTTGTCTGATAGGGTAGAAGAAGAGTTGAAGACAGACCAGACAAACAACTTTGTTGATGCTCTTAACGACCTAGCAACAGGTGGTAAAACATCCATTGCTGATATTGTTGCACAACAGACAGCGAACCCAAATCTATACGCAACAGACGATTACAAGTTCTTAGTCAATGCGATTACATCTGGCAAGTACAATGTTGATGACGAAGAAGCAGTCTCAGAGTTAGAGTTTTACCTAATGACTACAACAGATAAAAGAGACCAGAAGATAGAGGAAATTCGCGAATTTTCATCGCAAGGTCGTATATCATGGAAGACAGTTGCACGACTAGGCAAGGTGGTTATAGAGGATACATTTGGTGATATTACTAAGAGTTCAGACTACCAGAACGCAGTCAATGCTCTTAAACCACATTTCCAAAGAACTAAAACACAGTATGGTCAAGAAGCAACAGGTCAAGATAAGATTTGGATGAACAAAGCAATTATCGAAATGACTGCGCGCGTAGAGGGCGGTGAGGTTGCAACAGACATCTATGAAGAAATTGCTGAGAAGTATGTCGGATTGTTCAAGGACAATACACCAGTAGGCAAAGAATTAAAACAGTTTTATGTAGGCAAAGGCAAAGACAGGAAGTTAGATTGTGTTGCAGCCAAGAAGTTTGTTGACGCTAGGTTTAAGAAACACAAGAACACATTAACTTATAGCCAAGATTTGGGTCAACTAAACACCAGACAGTGTACATACGAATAAGGATTTAAGATGGCAGAAACAGAAACTAATGCAGTAGACCAAGAGGTTGTAAATGTTCCAGATTTAGTACATCCAGATGATGGAGACATGGATGCACGCGTACCGTTTAATGACTGGTTAGATTATGCAGGTGAGAACCATCCAGAGGTTGACCTTATGCACTTCTATCAAACCAGAGAGATTAGAAACAAGGCGGTTGAAACTTCAGCAGACAAGAAGTTCACGACTGATTACGATGCAGCAGTTACTGTTTCTACAGAGATGATGGATGCTAACAATTCTAAGTCTATTGCTATTAACAAAGAGACTGAGACTAACTTCCAAAACAAGAAGAACCAAGAGAGCATCCTTAATAGCGGTAACGCAGTTGCTATTGCTAAAGCACAAGACAACCTAGGTCTATACGAATCAACGAAAGCAGGTGACTGGGATATTGACTTAGGCAGAGAGGTTACTCAAGAGGACCTAATTGTTAAAGGTGAAGGCAAAGTAGCAGAGTGGGAAGTTACTAAGTACGCTGTGGGCTTTGACCACATACCTTATGATGTTCGTCACTTTGCTCACCCTAACGGTGTCTCTGTTGATGGCATGACTGTTAATTTATTTAATAGCGAGGACTTGTCTGAACAACAAATCGACAAGAAGTATTCTGTAGGCGTTCAAGTGATTGATATTGCCAACAACAACTTCAACCGTCTGCAGCAGGACTTGATAGACAGTTTCACCGCTTTAGACAAAAAGCAGAAGAAGAGTCAAGTAGGCAAGAACATTCAACAAGCGTGGGAACGAAACCTTGCTATTAACACCAAAAAGATAGAAATGATTAGAAATCTCTATCAGATGGACATTGGTAGAAAGAAGGCATACGATTATCAGTCAATGGATGGTCAAGACTACAAAACCCTTTCTAATGGTATCACTGCTCAACAGGTTCTTATTGATGACTTGAACGAATCAATAGTAGAAATGACTCCTGGCTCAGACAAGTACAAGCAAGCCTATTCTGAAATGCAGACTGCTATTGAACAGAAATTAATGTTTAAAGACAAGTGGCATAGGTCTTTTACATTCAACATTGAAGAGATGATTGCTAACACGCCTTCTGATTCTTTAGGTGAGGCATACTCTAAGATTGCAAACAAACTACCAGGCTATATGCTTGACATGGTTCAAGGTGTTGGCGGTGGTCTAGCAGAAGGTGTTGTCAATAACACTTGGGAACTTATTACAGACATTACTTCCGCAGTAAAAGGCGAATCAAATGATAATCCCTGGAAGTTAATTCCTAAAGGTGACAGAGAAAGCGCACTATACAACGTAACCTCGATATTGACTGAGTACATTTCTCCTTTCTTTGCTACTCGTGGTTTGATGGCTAAAGCAGATGAAGTGACTAAAGACTTGGTTGCTCTTGCAATAACAGGTGCGTGGTTAAAGCCAAAAGACGGCAACATCATTCACTTTGTTAATCAACTAAACGATGAAGAACTTGACTGGTTGGCAAAAATAGATGTTGTTCCAAAGGACGGAGACCCTGCACTCGATAAATTAAAACAGAGATTGTCTTCTGCAGGACAGGAATTTGGCATTGGTGCATTAATCTGGGGCGTTGTATTAGTCAATAAATTAGGCGGTGCTGAAGTTTGGAGTAGGATTAAAGCACAGAAGAAACACAAGACATTCATGGATACATCAATACAAAGATTGACAGGTATTGATTTGTTTCAAAAACGTGTTACAAGATTAAAGACTAGAGCAAAACTATATACCGAGTCTGGCATGGATGCTGCACAAGTGTTCAACAAGACAGGACAGATTCAAGAACCAGATGGTAACTGGCACTTTAGGGGTGATTACTCTAAAGGCAAGTGGAAAGATTTAGACTATGGCTCGTGGAGACTTGGAGACTTGTTAGATGATGCAACTCTTTATGGTCACATCCCAGAGGCTAAGAACGTAAGTATTGTGCTTACTAAATCAAAGGTAAAAGGTCAAGTGTCGGCTGAATATAGACCAGGCTCAAACACAATCTATATTCATGCAGACTCTTTAGAAGGCAGAGTAGTTAAGAGTAAGATTTGGCACGAGATTCAACACGCCACTGATACTTCACAAGGATTCGCAGCAGGTGGCGCACCTAAAGATTTTAATGATGAATTAAAGGCAGCATACAATCAATACGATTTAGATATGCAAGCATTAGAGAACAGTCCTCAGATGTTGGCTATTAAAGCAAAGATGGCTAAGCGTAATGTTTTGAACAAGAAAGACCTTGCAATACTTGGCGAGGTTAATAATCAATCAGCAGTATTAAGAGCAGAGCGTGATGCTAAACTGAGTATCAAGGGAAGAAAGAAAGACAATAGAACTTGGTATGGTCCAGAAGACTTTAGCAATCGTAATGCCACAGCAACCAGACTATATACAAGACTTGTTGGTGAACGCAGAGCGAACCATATTGAAGCAACATGGGATTTACCATTTGACCAAGTAAGGTTTGATGCTACAGAAGTTTATAAAGATGCAATTTATCATACTCCTGGCAATGTACAGATGGCAGAGGCTAGTCATGTAGTAAACCAGATTAATGCTGACCTAAAAGCGGTTGGTGCATCTGTTGATGAACTACCTACTAACGAGAAAGCAATGTTTGAATTGCTAGAGTCTGGCAACCCTCACGCTGCATTAGTAGTGAACAAGGTTGTTACAGATACTCTGGTTGATGGATACACACAAGCAGTCATCAAGTTAGGCGATAAGAACTTCGGTGTGTCACACATTGTAGATATTCACATGAGTCCTACTGCAAGATGTAAGGGTAAGGCTTGTAAGTTTGAAGACCCTAGAGATGTTCTTTCAGTTATTGACATGATTAGAAAGGTCAAGCCTCAGAAGGTGTGGGATAAAAAAGCAAAAGAGTTTAAGTTAGAGTACACAATACGACACGAAGGCAAAGACGCATACAAACTTGTAATCAAAGAGAACAAGACACCTTTAGATTCAAAAGGCAAGCCAAGATTAATCTCTGGTGGTAAGAACAAAGGCAAGCCTATCAAGGGCGAGAACACTGTAGTCACTTTCCATCCTGTAGATGGATTCAAAGATATTAGTGTTAGAGACTTGTTGGACAAGGTTGCAGACAGTCGAACGGTTAATGTTCAGAAACAATTTAGTATTGATGATGCGTCAGCGATTATTGCTGATGTTGCAGACAAGCCTTTGAGTGTTCAGTCTAAGTTACTGAGCGCACAGATTGGTAGCACTAAAGACCCAGTGATTAAAGCACGCATAATTGAGCGTGTGAAGGTCATTAACTCAGAGATAAAGACTAACAAGCAGACTAACGTAAAAGTCTCTATATTGGAAGATTTGAAGACAGTCGAGTGGAACAACCAGGTTTATTCTAAGTTAGAGAACATTCAAAAACAGAGATGACATTATTCTTGCTGCACAGAAGTTCGGTGTAACTAGAGAAGAGATTGAAGCATCAAGATTCTTTGCAGGCAAAGGTTGGCACAAAGACACTGAGTACACTAAAGGTCAATTACAGATGCAGGTCCAAGGAAGAAAGGACAACATCACTTACAGGTCTTGGCACGGTGATGAGGTCTCTACAGACCCTGCTGATTTACATACAAACACGTATGACAATGGTGACACTCTTACCGTACAGAATGTTGATACAGGTATGGAAGTCGAGATTACTCGTGATATGGATGGCGGTATGTATCGAGAGATTGATGGATATGGAAATCCTGTTGGAAATCCACTAGATGAAGACGAGGCTCTTGAGTTTTGGGCGCAAGACAACCTTGACTATATGATGCGAGAAAATGGTCATTTAGACGATGCTTATTTAGACAACCTGTTGGTTAAGAAAGGTGATGACAGATTCATTAGTTGGGCAGATGCAGACGGTAGAAACCATCCTGGCGCAGCAGAGAAGCAATACAAATATCAAGTTAGATGGGATGCGCATGGTATGCCTGTCAACACAGGCGAGAACCACTCTAGTGTTAGTTTCTATGAGACAGAAGCAGACGCAATGTTGGCACTAAGACGAGATGATTATCTTGAAGTGTTGCATGATGAAATGGGTAATAACCACCTAGATTGGAATGTTGAGTACACTGTTGATGGCTACACTTACGACACTCTTGCTGAAGCAGAAGAAACTGCAATAGACGTTCTTCATCAAATTCACACAGAAGACATGAACCAAACTGGTAACGCTCTATGGAGAGAATACACAGTTGCCTCAAAACATGAGGCAGTAGTAAGCAATGCAGAAAACTATAGATTAGACACTTATAACATTGATAACTTTGAGCCAAGAGCAGGCGATGTGGGTACGAAGGCTAATATGCC